TTCACAACTTCCTTTTTGGTATCAAACAATTTTCGTAGGCGTTATAGCGAGTGTGTATGGACTTAAAGCAACAGATTTAATTAAGAGGAAGTAAAAGCTAATGTGGAATTGGATTAAAAAATTATTTACACCTAAAAGACAGGAAAAACCTTTGTTACTAGAAAATGAATTAAAGAAAATGACTAAAGGTGATCTTAAAAAACTTTTGGCTCAAGGTAAAATTAAATCTATTTACAACATCAAATAAATACTATAGAAATCTTTTATGGATGACGCTGATACAATCGGTCTTGATTACGGAGTAGTTCGTAGAGTGGCCGAGAAAAGAATTGAATCGCTAAAGAACACTATAGTGCACCAGGTTGACAATTTAGAGCAACTTCACTATATTAGAGGACAAATCAAAGGCCTAGAGTCTTTGCTTCAGGATCTTAAAGACCTGCAGCTTAAACAGGAGCGATTAAATGACGGCGAACTCAACAACTTCGGGAGAGACCCCGAAGGTTAAAACAGCATTACTTGATGCTTATAAAACAAAAGAAGAAATCAAAGAAACAAGATTAGATGCTGATGAAGTATCTAAAAACACTTCCCTTTTAGAAAAACTTCCTAACCCAACAGGTTGGAGACTTTTAGTACTGCCTTACGCAGGACCTAAAAAAACTAAAGGTGGAATTCTGTTAACAGAAACAACTAGCGAAACAATACAGATGACAACCGTATGTGCATACGTATTGAAAGTTGGTGATCTAGCTTACAAAGACAAAGAAAAATTTCCAAATGGACCTTGGTGTGAAAAAGGTGATTGGGTAATTTTCGGAAGATATGCAGGTTCTAGATTTAAGATAGATGGCGGAGAAGTTCGTCTTCTAAACGATGATGAAATTATTGCTAAGATCAAAGATCCGGAGGATATACATCATCAATATTAATACATACGCAAAAACAGGAGCTACAAATGTTAGAAAAAAGTGATTATCAAAAAGATAATGATACCTCCAAAGAGGTAGAACTAGATACCGATGGTATTGAAGAACAATCGATTCAAGTTGAAAAACAAGAAGAAGTTGAGTCGAATGAAAGAGAGCCAAGAGAAGAAGTTGACTTAGGATATACAGAACCTAAAGCTGATGGAATTGAAGGCATTAAAGTTGAAGAAAAAGAAGATAAAGTTAAAGTTGATGACTTATCAGACGTTTCTGAAAAAGTAAAAAGAAGAATTGATAAACTAACTTTTAAAATTAGAGAATCTGAAAGAAGAGAAAAAGCAGCTTTAGATTATGCTAAATCTATTCAATCTAAATTAGATGTTTCAGAGAAAAAATATAATAAGACTAGTAAAAGTTATGTTGAACAATACTCAGCTAGAGTAAATGCAGAACAGGAAAAAGCAAAGCAAACTTTAAGAGATGCTATTGCTGACCAGGATGCAGATAAAATTGCTGACGCTAATTCTTTAATAGCTAAGTTAGCCATTGAAGCAGAAAAAGCTAAAATGACTGCAGCTGAAGAAGAGGAGAGAGAAGCTGAAAGAAAAACAAAAGAAGTTTCTCAACAAGAGCAAGTTACTCAAGCACCTCAAAATCCTACTTATACAGAACCTTCTAGAAAAGCCTCGCAATGGGCTGAAAAGAACGAATGGTTTGGTTCTGATAAAATTATGACAAGCGTTGCTTTTCAAGTTCACCAAGATCTTGTAGAGCAGGGGTTTGACGTAGAGAGTGAGGAGTATTATAATGAAATTGATAAAACTATGAAGGATAATTTCCCTCATAAGTTTAATCGTCAGGAGCCAAAGAAAATCGTCCAGACTGTGGCTTCTGCACAAAGAAACCAAAACGGACGCCGATCAGTGAAACTCACTCGTTCACAAATAGCTATCGCTAAAAAATTAGGGGTGCCACTAGAGGAATACGCAAAATACGTGAAGGAGAATGCAAATGGATAATACTATAAAAAGAACCTCACGCGAGTCAGACAGCAGAAAAGAAAATATGAAAAAAACTGCTTGGGCTCCACCGTCCAGTTTGGATGCACCACCTGCACCGCAGGGATACGCACATAGATGGATAAGAACATCTGTGACTGGGTTTGAGGATACGGCTAACGTAACTAAAAAACTTAGAGAAGGTTGGGAGTTTGTAAGAGCAGATGAAGTTCTTTCTAACCCAAGCTTAGGAATGTATCCTGTAATTAAGTCAGGTCAATATGATGGATGCATTGGAATTGGTGGCCTTGTGCTGGCAAGGATACCAGAAGAGATTTTGAAATCGCGCGCAGAGTATTTTAATAAAATTACTCAAGACCAAATGACCGCTGTCGATAACGATCTTATGAAGGAGCAGCAACCAGGGATGCCAATCAATATTGATAGGCAATCTCGAGTAACCTTTGGCGGTAATTCGAAGAAATAATTTCTTAACGATAACTACCCAAGGCGGCTAATATAAATAAACATAATAGGAGAAAAACATAATGTCAAACCAAGTAGAAAAGTTCGGTCTTAGACCTTACAGAAAACTAGACGGTACACCATTAGTTGGCGCTCAAAACAGATACACTATTGCTAGTGGATATGCTACAGCAATTTTCCAAGGTGACATGGTAATTCCAGTTACTGGCGGAAATGTTGAAAGATATCCTGGTAATACGTCTACAGCTGTTGTGGGTGTTTTCAATGGAGTGTTTTATACAGATCCTACTACGCAAAAGCCGACCTTTAAAAACTACTACCCAGGTGGAGTAGCAGCAAGCGATATTACAGCGTTTGTTGTTGATGACCCTGACGCAGTATTTTTGGTTGATGCTGATGCAACGTTCGCAAGAGCAGATCTGTTTCAAAACTACTCACTAACAGCAGTTAGTGGAAATATAAAAACTGGAAACTCGTTACAACAATTAGATGTGAGTGCATCCGGAACTAATGCAACATTTATTGTACAAGCAATAGATATTTCGCAAGATCCAGATAACTCAGATACTAGTTCAGCTAACGCTAACATTCTAGTTAGAATCAACAATCACTTCTACAGAAGTGGCACAGGACTATAATAGGAGAATAAATTATGGCTATATCACGATCACAACTAGTTAAAGAACTAGAGCCAGGATTGAATGCACTATTCGGCCTGGAGTACAACAGATACGAAAATCAGCACGCGGAAATTTTCCCTGCTGAGGCGTCTGACAGAGCTTTTGAAGAAGAAGTAATGTTAAGCGGTTTCGGTTCAGCACCAGTTAAACAAGAAGGTGCTGGAGTAGTGTTCGATCAAGCTCAAGAGACTTTTACAGCTAGATACACACACGACACAATCGCATTAGCATTTTCTATCACTGAAGAAGCTATTGAGGACAATCTGTATGACAGACTTGCAGCTAGATATACTAGAGCACTTGCAAGATCTATGTCTAACACAAAACAAGTCAAAGCGGCTGCTGTTTTAAACAATGCACAAATTACTACTGCTATCGGTGGTGACGGTGTGTCTTTGATTAATGGCTCTCACCCGTTAGCAACTGGCGGAACGTTTTCTAACGTACTAGCTACTGCTGCTGACTTGAACGAAACATCACTTGAGCAATCTTTGATTGACATTGCAGGTTTCGTTGATGAAAGAGGTTTAAAAATTGCTCTTTCTGGCAGAAAAATGATAATTCCAAAAGAATTACAATTCACTGCTGAAAGACTAATGAAATCACCTCAAAGAGTTGGCACAGCTGACAATGACATCAACGCAATTGCGAATATGGGGATGATTCCTGAAGGTTACAGAGTTAATAACTTTTTAACTGACACAGATTCATTCTTTATTCTTACTGATACGCCTAACGGATTTAAACATTTCGTTAGATCGCCTATCAAGACTGCGATGGAAGGTGACTTCGATACAGGTAACGTAAGATTTAAAGCTAGAGAAAGATACAGCTTCGGTTGGTCTGACCCTAGAGCAGTGTTCGGTAACGGAAACTTACCAACAAGCTAATCTTAATCGTTTAGATTAAATACCTAGCGGTATTACTTAAAAGGGACGGTGTTCACATCGTCCCTTTTTTTATGTATAATAGAATAACTGAAATAATTAACATTTGATGTAGACCGATTCAGCGGACGGCCTAGAGACTACATTGAATAAACTAGGAGAATAATATTATGGCTAACACAACTTTTACAGGTCCAGTAACTTCCCTTAATGGATTTATTGGCGGAGCTAACGTAAACGCAGGTGATACACAACAAGGTGGAAACGTTGCTTGGACTGTTACTAACGCGTCAACAGTAACTATTGCATCTGGCACAAGATCAGGTGAAACTTTAGTAGCTACAGTTAACGAAGGTGCAATGATTTATGTTGCAAACGGTTTTTCAAATGCAGCTACTTATGCATTTTCTGATGGAACTACTTGGAAAAGAGTTCAAGACGGTGCAGACATTTCAACAACTGCATAATTAAATTAACGAAGCTCCTTCGGGAGCTTCAAATTAAGGAGAAACTTTATGGGATATAAAGCAGATATACAAGCAACAAGATTTACAGCGGCTACTTCTGTAGCTGTGATTGCACCTAACGTAAGAATAAAAGCTCTTTCAGTTGCATCAGATGGTAATGGTGCAGGTTTAGTTGTTTTGAATACAACTTCTCAAGCAGGTGGAACTAATTTATTAACTGTAGACGTTCCAACTGGAGATGTTTATACTTTACACTTACCTGAAGATGGAATTGTTTTTCCAGCAGGGGTTTATTGTTCTACATTAACTAATGTAACAGCAGTTACATTGTTTACAGATAAGTATTCATCGCCAGGTCTTACTACTAATAATCCAGGTTAATAAACATGGATTACTATGCTGACTTAGGTATAGAAATTGACGGTTACGCAAAAGGTGGCATGCCTGCGCGTAATAAAAAAAATTTTCGTTCCACTAAAAGTGGAGCGGGAATGACTCGTGCCGGTGTTAAGGCATATAGAAAACTTAACCCTGGATCAAAATTAAAAACCGCTGTTACAGGGAAAGTTAAAAAAGGCAGTAAAGCTGCAAAACGTAGAAAATCTTTTTGTGCAAGAAGCGCTGGACAGATGAAAATGTTTCCAAAAGCAGCAAGAGATCCTAATTCTAGACTAAGACAAGCTAGAAGAAGATGGAAGTGTTAAATAAAATATATTGGGTGTTTTTAGACATCTTGATTTATGTTATACTAGGTTTATTATTTTTTTTAACTGTAGGAGGGCTTTACGCTAAAACCATGATTGATAAATACATTATAAAATTCTGTGAGTTCATTGATAATACTACTGCTAAGATAGCTAGTTTTTTTAACAAAAAAAAGAAGAAATAACATGATGGTTAAGTGCAAAACTTGTGGCCATGGGTGTCATTGCGAATCAGATAAAATAAATTCGGAACACTACACACCTTTAATGGATGTGTGTGAGTGTAAAAAATGTCAACATGAAGTTAAAGAAGAGATAGAATACGAGGAGTGTTTATCTTGTCAATAATGGAGGGTGCCTATATGGAACCAGATATGAATTACAAGTTCACAGCTATTTTAATTGTAGCTATTTGTTTGTTAGCTTTTTTTGGTGGACCGGCTAGGTGACTAGAAAAACTAACACAATGTTAATAGGATTACTAGGTACAATTTTACTAGGTTTGGCTACTTGGACATTAGTCACATTAATAGAACTTCAGGTTTTAGTAGGTATGATAGAGACTGATTTGATGAATATTGACAAGCAATTTGGAAGGGTTTACAATTTCATTGATTCTGTTAGAGATAGGTAATGAGAGTATTAGGTGTATCGCCGATGCACGATAGTAGTGTTGCTATTGTACATAATGGTCAAATTGAGTATTTTTCCAAAGAAGAAAGACTTACGCGAAAAAAACGAGATGCGAGTCCATATCTTTCGATTGATAATGCTTTAAAATATTCTAAAGGTAAAATAGATTATGCGGTTATTTCCTCACCTACAAAAGACGATATATTAAACACTCAACTAGAGATATATATTAAAAAGAAATTAAATTTAAAAACTATTCGTCTTTGTGACCATCATCATTTATCGCACGCAAGTTTAGCTTTCTACAATAGTGGTTTTGATAAATCACTTACAGTTGTTATTGATAGAAATGGATCAAAGTTTGATCGTTTAAGAGAAAGTGAAAGTATTTTTATATGTGATTATCCGAATAATTTTAAACCAATTTACAAATCATATTGGTTAGAAAAACTAGGAATATATGAGGATAATTTAAATTATGAAAAAATAAAAGAAATTACAAAAGATTGGCCCGATTGTGAAGTTGTTGCTGATAGTACAATGAATATTACAAAAGTTTATGAAAGTGCTACCACACTTATAGGTCAAGATGCTTTAGAAAATGGTAAAACAATGGGATTAGCAGCATATGGAAAAGAGCAATCTTTTAAGTCTTTGTTTGCTAACGATGTTCCCGATACAAATCTTTTTGTATCGTATATAGACTATAATCAACAAGCAATACTAAAAGATCATTTACAAAAACAAATTAAAGAAGTACCTAACACAAATTATGAATTTTATGCAAACTATGCTTTTCAAGTTCAAAAACAAACACAACAACAAGTTTTAAAATTAGTTAAAAAATATGTGGAAAAAACTGGAATTAAAAAAGTATGTTTAACCGGTGGTTATGGATTAAATGTTGTAACAAATGAATATCTTATTAAAAATTTACCAGAGGTAAAATTTTATTTTGAACCTATGGCAGATGATACGGGAAATAGTATTGGGGCAGCAATGTTTGTTTATCGTAATGAAACAAAAGATATAAAAAAATATCCATTAAAACATACATTTTTTAATCACATTAAAGAAAACATTGACATATTACAGGGGGAAGAAGTTACAACTAAAGAAATTGCTAACTATTTAAATCAATCAAAAATAGTTGCTGTCTACCATGGTCAAGCAGAGGCAGGTCCAAGAGCGCTTGGTAATCGTTCTATATTATTTGACCCTCGTAATCCAAAGGCAAAAGATATTGTCAATAAAATAAAAAATAGAGAATGGTATAGACCTTTTGCTGGTTCTGTTTTAAAAGAAGATATGAAAAATTATTTTGAAACACATCATATTGAATCCTCACCTTTTATGACTATGTCTTTTCAAGTAAAAGAAAGTAAAAAAAATATTATCCCTGGTGTTGTACATGTAGACAATAGTTGTAGAATACAAAGTGTAGATGTCGATATACCACACTTTTATAATTTATTAAAAGAATTTAAAAGTATAACTAATGTATCTGTTTTATTAAACACAAGTTTTAATATGGCAGGAGAAGCGTTAGTTGAGAGCTTAGAAGATGCTATAAATACTTTTAATAAAACTAAAATTGATATACTTTGGTTTCCAGAGTTAAGAAAGATGATTAAAAAATGAAGTTAAGTAGAAATTTTACTCTTCAAGAGTTAACCAAATCGGACACTGCTGTCCGTAAGGGTATAGATAATAATCCAAACTCAGATCAAATAGCAAAACTACAATTACTTTGTGAAAATATTTTACAACCCGTCAGAGATCATTTCGGGCCAGTGGTTGTGACCTCCGGCTACCGGTCTCCTGAATTATCTGCTGCAATAGGTAGTTCAGTTAATAGTCAGCACTGTAATGCGGAGGCTGTTGATTTCGAGTGTCCAGGAGTCGATAATGCAGAACTTTGTGATTGGATTTATAAAAATTTAGATTTTGATCAAATGATTCTCGAATTTTATAAAAAAGGAGAACCTAACAGTGGATGGTGTCACTGTAGTTATGTTGAAGATAAACCTAGGAAGCAGTTCTTGCGTGCCTTTAGAGAAGATGGTAAAACTAAATATAAACCAATTTTAGGAAAAGCCACAGACTTATAATAATTTATGTTTTTTCAAACAGAAGAATTTTTAAATGGTTTAGATTATATTTTACCAGAAATACAAAAAATACCCCTTTACTCCAATAAACAATTTAATGAAAAATTTTTTATTGATAAAAAAATGTATCAAAATTGGCCAGGCTGTAGGAGTGAAGAATTGTCAAGATCTAATAAAT